ATTTAGCTAAACTTAAATTACCAAAATCAGCTCCTTTAAATTCTAAAGTAGGAGAATTCTTTAATAACCACTCAGCTTTAATTGATAAGATTATTAAGAAATATGCTACATCAACTATGAAAACAGGCCGTGTAGTTAAAGAAGCTGAAGACGGAGGAATGTCAAGTGCTGATTTTAAATCTGCTAACATTAAATCAAAAGAAGCAGCTAAAGAAGCACTACCAGAATTAATTCAACAACTTGTAGACGTACTTAAAGATTTGAAATCAGAAGATCAAGTAGCATATGTTAAAGTATTAAATGATCTTGACAAATATAAGTTCACACCTACAAATACTAAGAATGTTCTTAAACAACTTCTTAGAGCATTAGATGAACCAACAATGCCTACAATAGCAGGTAAAAAGAAGAAGAGTGATGATGATGAATTAAAAGCTTTAGGAATTGATGATGAACCTATTAATATTGATGACGAAGAAGAAATTTAAACTATGAAAAAATATATTTTACCTATTATTTTAATTTTAATTTTGTTATGGCTCGCATTTGATAAAGTATCAAATATTGGTTTAACAGAAGAATTTAAAACAAAACAAGACAGTTTAGTACATGCTGTTGATAGTATGCAATTAGAAATTGCTAAAGATGATGCGGAAATTGATTCTTTAGATATTGTAGCTGTTGAATTACAATACAAACTAGATCATCAAAAAGCTAAAGTTAAAACTATTGTTGAGTATATTGAAGTAGAAAAAAATAGTATTGATGCTTATTCTGATCCTGAATTAGTAACATCATTTAACAATCGTTACCCAGCAGATACAATTACTAATCCACTATTAGTAGCGCAACCAGTATTAGTTAGTGCCGCTAAGGATTTAGTAGAATTAGATGGTGCTAAACAAATTATTGTACTTAAAGATTCATCAATCACCACATTAGAAGAAAAAGTAACTGTTAAAGATAGTGTTATTGCTAAGTATGTTTCTAAAGAAAATACCTATAAGAACATGGTTGCTAATCAACAAACACAAATTAAAGATTGGAAATTTCAGTATAATACATTACAATTAGAAAATACAAAATTAAAAGCTAAAAATAAGTTTACTAAAATTGGTGCTGGCTTAATAGCTGGTGGATTAGTATATTTAATGTTAGTTAAATAACCCCCGCTATAGTCTCAGTATTATAGCTCTAGAGTCTAACCCCGTAAGGTTAGGCTCTTCTTATATATTTATATACAACAAGTTGTATGAGTGATCAACAGAATATTAAAGATATAATCAAACAGGAGTATATTAAATGTGCTACAGACCCTGTTTATTTCATGAAAAAGTATTATTGGATACAGCACCCACAACGTGGACGTATCCAATTTAATTTATACCCTTTCCAAGAAGGAGTATTACATCAGTTTAAAAAGAACAAGTATAGCATTGTAAATAAGTCAAGACAATTAGGTATTTCTACCTTATCATCAGCTTATTCATTATGGCTAATGTTATTTAACAAAGATAAAAACATACTTTGTATTGCGACTAAGCAAGAAACAGCTAAAAACATGGTTACTAAGGTTAAATTTGCCTATGATAATCTACCCAGCTGGTTACAATTAAAAGCAATAGAAAATAATAAATTAAGTCTAAAACTAGCCAATGGATCTCAGATAAAAGCAATTGGTGCGACTGGCGACGCAGGTAGATCTGAAGCCGTGTCATTGCTGTTACTAGATGAGGCTGCCTTCATTGAAGGTATAGATGAGATTTTCGCTTCTGCTCAACAAACCCTAGCTACTGGTGGTCAGTGTATAGCAATATCAACTCCATATGGTACAGGTAATTGGTTCCATAGAACATTTATTGGTGGTGAAGAAGGAAAAAATGGATTTACAGCCTTAAAATTACCTTGGACTGTACACCCAGAACGAACTCAGAAATGGAGAGATGAACAAGATGCTATTCTAGGAATTAGAAATGCCGCTCAAGAATGTGACTGTGACTTTACAACTTCAGGTGATACAGTTGTTGAACCTGATATTTTAAATTTTTATATTCAGACATATCAAGCTGATCCAATAGCTAAAGGAGGATTTGATGGTAATTTATGGCGTTGGGAATATCCTGACTACTCAAAAAATTATATTGTAGTAGCCGACGTTGCTCGTGGTGATGGTAAAGACTATTCCGCATGTCATGTTATTGATATTGAAGGTGCTAAACAAGTAGAAGAATACAAAGGACAATTGGGTACTAGAGACTATGGTCATCTATTAGTATCTATAGCTACCGAGTGGAATAACGCTTTATTAGTAGTAGAAAACGCTAATATAGGCTGGGATACAATACAAACTATTATAGATAGAGGATATCAGAATCTATACTACTCATCTAAGTCAGATACAGCTAATATCACAATGGATAATTTCTTAAGTAGAAATGATAATAACTTAGTACCTGGATTTACCAACTCAACTAAAACAAGACCACTTGTTATTTCAAAATTAGAAGCTTATATGCGTGAACGAGCTTGTATTATTCAATCACGTCGCACATTAGAAGAATTAAGAACATTTGTTTGGAAACATGGTAAAGCCCAAGCCAATGATGGATATAATGATGATCTTATAATGGCCTTTGGCATTGGTATGTTCTTACGTGACACCGCTTTAAAATTCTCTCAAACAGGTATGGATTTAACTCGTGCTTCACTTGGAGGTATAGGAAGAATTTCATATAATACCGGAGCAACTAGTGCGTACTCTCCACATAGTCCTCAAAGTAACAACCCATGGCATATGGATGATGGTAGAGGTGGTATGGAGGATATCAGTTGGTTGGTTTAAATAAATATTTATAACATATACTAAGATATTATGGGATTATTTGACAATCTAAAACGGTTATTCTCTTCAGACGTTGTTATTCGTAACGTTGGCGGCGATGAACTAAGAGTAATTGATACAGATCGTATACAATCATTAGGTACACTACAAACTAACGCGCTTGTAGACCGTTTTACTAAGATTTATACAACATCTGGCGCTGGTATTTACAACGTTAATAACGTTTATAACTACCAAACATTAAGAGTACAACTTTATACTGACTATGAATCAATGGATACAGACGCTATTGTAGCATCAGCATTAGATATTATAGCAGATGAATGTACTTTGAAAAACGAACATGGTGAAATGCTCCATATTCGCTCATCTGATGAAAATATTCAAAAGATATTATACAACTTATTCTACGATGTATTAAATATTGAATTCAACTTATGGAGTTGGGCTCGTAACATGTGTAAGTATGGTGATTTTTATCTTAAATTAGAAATTGCTGAGAAATTTGGTGTATATAATGTAATACCATTCTCAGCTTACTCAATTATTAGAGAAGAAGGTACTAACCCAACAAATCCTACTTATGTAAGATTCAAATACGATCCAACATCAGTATCTGGTATCACAACTCCACAAACACAATACGCTTTAGGTACAGCTACATCAGATATTTACTTTGAAAACTACGAAATGGCTCACTTTAGACTAATAAGTGATGTTAACTATTTACCTTATGGTAGAAGTTACCTAGAACCAGGCCGTAAGATATTTAAACAAATGGTTTTAATGGAAGATGCGATGTTGATTCATAGAATTGTTCGCGCTCCTGAAAAACGTATTTTCTATATGAACGTAGGTGCTATTCCTCCAAATGAGGTAGAAGCATTTATGCAGAAAACAGTACAAAAACTTAAGAAAGTACCTTATATCGATCCTCAAACAGGACAATATAACCTTAAGTACAATATGATGAACATGATGGAAGACTTTTACATCCCTGTAAGAGGAAATGACCAATCAACACGTATTGATACAGCGAAAGGTTTAGAGTATAACGGTATTGAAGACGTTGCTTATTTAAGAGACAAATTATTTGCCGCTCTTAAGATTCCTAAAGCATTTATGGGTTATGAAAAAGACTTAACTGGTAAAGCTACATTAGCCGCTGAAGATATTAGATTCGCTCGTACAGTAGAACGTATCCAGCGTATATTATTATCTGAATTAACTAAGATTGCCTTAGTACACTTATATACTCAAGGATTTGATGGTGAACAATTAACAAACTTTGAATTATCATTAACAACACCTTCTATCATTTACGATCAAGAACGTGTTAACTTAATGAAAGAAAAAGTTGAATTAGCTACCAACATCATGGATACTAGCTTATTACCAACTGAATGGATCTATGACAATTTATTCCACTTCAGTGAAGATCAATATGATGAGTATCGTGATTTAATCATTGAAGACAAGAAACGTAAATTCAGATTAAACCAAATCGAAAACGAAGGCAACGATCCAGATGATTCAGGCCAGGTATATGGTACACCATCTCAATTAGCTACCGCTTATGGTAAGGGTAGAGGTGATGGCGCTGTACCAACAGGATACAATGAGAAAAATCCAAATGAACCTGTACACCTTGTTGGTCGCCCTAAAGCATCTGTTTCAAATATTAATCGTCAAGATAATCCATTTGGTAAAGATCGCATTGGAACTAAAACTTATAGCACTGCTGGTGCAGATGAAGAAGATAGTTTAGCAAAAACACAATGGAAGGGCGGTTCACCGTTAGCTATGGAAACATTCCTTAAAAATAAAACAATGTTTGATGGTATTCCTGTAAACCGTCGTACAACTTTATTTGAAAGTGATTTATTAAACGAAGATAATATTCGTGATGAAATTAAATAAACTACATATTTATAAGTAGTATCATTATACTAAACTATGCGTATCAAACATAACAAATTTCGTAATACTGGTGTGTTGTTCGAGCTATTAGTTCGTCAAATTGCATCAGATACGTTAGCAAATACTGATTCTAAAGCTGTAAAGATTGTAAAAAAATTCTATCATAACAGCGAAATGGCAAAAGAGCATAAGCTTTATCACACCATTCTGACAGCACCACGCTTAAGCGAAGGTAAGGCTGAAGTATTATTAAATACAACTATAGAATTAGCTAAAAAATTAGATAAAGAGCAATTACTTAAGGAAAAATACCACTTAATCAAAGAGGTTAAGAAACATTACAACCTTGAAAGCTTCTTTAAAGCCAAAGTCAATAACTACAAAACATTAGCCGCTGCTTATACATTATTTGAATCAGCTATAGAGAATAAGTTTGTTGAACCTAAGCAATTAGTACTTAACAAGCTTGCTTTATTGGAACATATTACTAAGAAACAATTAGTTGAAAATAAAGAATCAGAAGTTGAACAAATATTATCTAATGAAGATAAGAATGTACGTATCTTAGCTTATAGAATGTTAATTGAGAAATTCAATAGCAAATATTCAACACTAAGTGAGCGTCAAAAATCAGTACTTAAAGAATTTATTAACAACATTTCTAATCCTGAACACCTTAAAGTTTATATCAACGAGAACCTTAATAAAGTTAAAACTGAATTAAGTGACTTAGTTAAACAAGTTGACGATAAGACAACTGAAATCAAGTTAAACGAAGTTATAACGTTGATAAAACCAATTTCTAACAAGTCGTCTGTAAAAGATGAACATTTAGTAGCGTTACTTCAATATCAACAATTAGCTGAGGAAATTAAAAATATCAAGTAATGGCTGATATAGAGTTAAAGACATACGGTGATTTAAAAAATGCTATTAACAGTATATCTTTAAAACAAAAAGGTGACAAAATAGTATCTCAAGGTAAGTCATTTGCTTTAGATCAAGTATTAGGATTCTTTCCTGGAGCGTCAAACGCTAAAACATTATATGATTTTATAAAAGCAGCTACTTTAAGACCAGATGATAAAAAAACTAAAACTTGGTTAGATAAATTAGACATAGATGATGACGTATCAGCAATTGTTGATGACACTGTAGAAAATGGTTTTTTAAAATATATATCTGATAGAATCAAAAGTAAAAATGATAATGATAGCTTAGAGAATGATTTTAACATGAATCAAGAATTAGCTAGCTATTTATCTGACAAATATAATAAAAGATATGTAGCTGGAGTTCCTAATAGTAATGTAAATGAAATGGATAAAAAAACTAAAATAAAAGAAACTTTAAAAACCAAACTTAAACAGGAAATGTCAGTAACAGGTACTGGCGCTTCTGTAACTCCAGGTGTTGGTGCAGGTGTAGCTACTAAATATGCTTTTGGTAAGCGTGATAATAAAGGCACTCCTAAAGATTGGAAAGCCGCTCCATCAGTTCCTAATCGTCCATCTAAAGCTATGGACTATAAAGAATTATGGGAGATAGAACGTGATCAAGAAGTAAAAATAACAAGTGGTCAATATGCTGGTAATACAGCTATTGTTCATGATTTTGATTCTGAAAAAGATAATGTATCTGGTGATGATTGGGTTGATGTTTTAATAGGTAGTAAAAAAGAAAAGAAAACAGTTAAAGCATCTGAGTTAAAACCATTAAAAGAAATGGATGCTCAAAATTCTAACACAGATGAAATTTTAACTTACTTACAAGCAGCTAAACAAAATGGTACTTTATCACCTGATGCTCAAGAAGTATTTTTACAATGGATGAACACTCCAGGTGCTTCAAGAGAAGAAATTATTAAAGTGTTAAGAAAGTTAACAGGTATGTATTTAAAAGAAGGATACGCTCAATTTAGAAAATCAACTAAACAACGTTCTAAACCAGATCAATTCCATCAAGCTGTTAAGCAAGTAAAACAAAAAATGAACGAAATCAATCGTATTTTTGAATACGTTGATCGTTTAAAGAGTGAATTAAGTGAAGGTGAAGACTTAAAATATAAAAAATATACTGAGAATGCTTTCACTCAAATTAAAGAAAGCGCAAAACAATTATTTTTAAAATCTACAAAATTAAAATAAAATGGCAGACAATTTTGACATGAAAAAATTCCTAGTTGAAAATAAACTAGGTGCCTACTCTAGATTAAAAACAGAAGGCGAAGCAGCTTATGAATACGAAAAAGGTAAAGAAGCTGGTGAAAAATTAGCTAAAGAAGATTACGCTAAAGCTGAAGAAGAAAAAATGATGGACTTCTTAGCTGAAGAAGAACCTTTAAAGGAAGATGCTTCTGCTTTTGCAGAAATCTTAGGTACATTAGCGGGTGTTGCTGGTATTGGTTTAACTGCTCTTCAAATCTTTAAAGCACAAAATGCACTTGAAAAGTCAAATCCTGAATTACATAAACAATTACAAAACATTAGTAGTACAATTAGTGCTGCTGATCCTTCTAAGAATTTAGAAGAGAATGAAGATGCTGGTGGGATTGAAACAGATATTGAAATGGATTTAATGTATGCTGACGATCCAATTTTATACTTAAAGAGTATTATTGATTTTTGCAATAAAAAAATTGAAGAAATTGAACAAGATGGAGATGGAATAGAAGAAGCTAAAAAAGAAGAACTTAAAGAAGCTTTAACTCCAGAAATGTTTGAACGTATGGATGCTGTAACAAGCAGCCGTGCTCAAATCGCAATGATTAAAGCAGCTGAAATCATGATGAATGAATTAACTGAAGAAGGATTTGAAGTATTAGACATCAGAGAATATTTTACACAATTAATCGCAAACGATATTTAAAAAATGGCAAAGGCAAAGTCAGCGAGTAACAGCCAAAAAACAACTTTTGGTAAACGCAAAACAGGACCAGGTTCTGGACAAAAATCATTTAACAAACATACTCCTAAGCCAAAAGCATATCGTGGACAAGGACGCTAATATTTATATATATGCAAAAACCAATTAACGAAATAGAAAG